CGACTTTGATAGTAATGAGATTGAGCAGGTTTGTAATTCAGCCTATAAACGTGGTAAGAATACCTTTAACACCAGGTTCTTTGAAGATACGATTGTCAGGTCGAATATTGAAAAGCAAATACTAAGCGGTAAGAACCCGAAGCAAATCAAAGCCTCGCTCCAACGTGATAACATCGAAATCCAAGACTTAGAAACTATTGAACGAGTAAAGGGGTCGATGGAGGTAGATGAGTTTTGGAACATAACCGACAAAGGGCGAATAATATTAAGTCCTTTAAAATTCAAAAGGTGGCTAGAGCAAAACAACTTCATGAAGTATTATCCAGCTAACGGCAACACTTACACTTTTATTCGTAAGGAGCAGAACTTTATTGAAGAAACCAACGAAAAGAAAATCAAAGATTTTGTACTCGATTATTTATTGAGCAATGATAAAATAGGTGCGAAGCCTTATGACTACATTGCAGGAAATCCACAATTTTTTACACCAAACTATCTATCTTTTTTGAAGTCAGCCGACATTCAGCTAAAAGAAGATACACCAACCGAATGCTTTATTTACTATTCAAACTGCGCTTTGAGAGTAACTAAGGACGGAGTAGAACAAATAGACTATGTAAGGTTAAATGACTATGTATGGAAGAACCAAATAATAAACCGTGAGTATAATGAAACAGACCATCACCCAGCTATATTCCGTGAGTTTATCTGGTTAGTTAGTGGCAAGGACATTCAAAAGTACAACACCTTTAAATCAGTAATTGGTTATTTACTGCACACCTTTAAGACATCAGCAAATAATAAAGCGATTATTTTTAATGACGAAACAATAAGCGAGAACCCGAATGGGGGAAGTGGTAAAGGGTTATTTTGGAACGCCATAGCCAAAATGAAAAAGGTCAGCATGATTGACGGCAAGACATTTGAGTTTAATAAGTCCTTCCCTTATCAAACCGTTTCAACCGATTGCCAACTACTGGTGTTTGACGATGTTAAAAAGAACTTCAGTTTTGAAAGTCTTTTTAGCTTAATCACTGAGGGCATTACATTAGAGTACAAAGGGCAGGACGCTATTAAACTACCCATCCAAAAAAGTCCGAAAATATTAATTACAACTAATTACACCGTTGGTGGCGTTGGGGGTTCATTTGAGCGTAGAAAGTTTGAGATTGAAATGAGTAGCTACTTTAGTGCTAACCGTACACCATTAGACCACTTTGGGCATTTACTTTTTGATGACTGGAGCGAAAGCGAATGGGCAAGGTTTGACAGCTATATGGTTAATTGTTTGCAGTATTATTTGACAAACGGCTTAGTTCAAAACGAGTTCAATAACCTAGTGGTAAGGAAGTTCATCAAAGAAACTTCATTTGAGTTTTACGAATGGACAAAGGACGGAGCGATAGCGCACAACGAGCGTCTAAATAAAACTACAATTTTCGAGAACTTCACCAACGAGTACCAAGACTATAAAAAGTGGCTAACCAATAAGAAGTTTAAAAAGTGGCTAGAAAGCTATGCAAGATTTGTTGACTTTGATTACAACGAAGGTACTGGCATGAATGGCAGATGGTTTTCTATTGATTTAAAATTAACCGAAGCACCTTTTTAATATGTTCGAACTAAGAGAATATCAAACCGAAGCCGTCACTAAAGGTGGCGAGATATTAAAGGCTAAAGGCGTTTTGATACTTAATTATGAAGTGAGGACAGGAAAGAGCCACATCGCACTATCAATAGGCAGTAATTACTCAAATGTTTTATTTGTCACTAAACTAAAAGCAATTAGCAGTATAGAGAAAGACTACGCCACAGCAGGTTACACGTATCCGATTACGATAATCAACTATGAGCAACTGCATAAACACAAATCGAATTACGACCTAGTAATCTTTGACGAAAGTCATAGTTTGGCAGCGTTCCCGAAACCTAGCATCAGAACAAAACAAGCGAAGCGAATATGTGCAAACGGTTGCAAGGTTATTTTAATGACAGGAACACTACTTCCCGAAAGCAACGCTCAAATCTTCCACCAGTTATTTGTTTCCAACTATTCACCGTTTAGAAACTATGCGAATTTCTACAAATGGCATAATGATTTCGGCACTATCAAAATAAAATATACTTCCTACGGCACGTCAAACGATTACAGCGTGGTTAGTTACGAAAAGGTTATAAAGTACATCGACCCTATAATGTTGACCTATACGCAAAAGGAAGCAGGATTTGTGAGCGAAATAAACGAACACTTCATGACCGTAGAAATGAAGCCGTCAACCTATTCAATTATTGACCGACTAACCAATGATTTGATTATTGAGGGTAAAAGCGGAGTAGTTTTAGCTGACACATCGGTCAAGTTAATGCAAAAGGTTCACCAAATGTATAGTGGCACGGTGAAGTTTGAGGACGGCAATCGAATAGACTTTGACGACAGCAAAGCAGTGGCAATAAAACAAAGGTTTGCAGGTAAAAAAATAGCTATATTCTACAAATTTATTGCTGAATTGGACGCTATCAAGAAGCACTTTGACGTTACCGACAACATCGAGGAGTTCAATAATTCAAATAAAACTATAGCTTTGCAAATAATAAGTGGACGTGAGGGCATTAATTTGTCAAATGCGGAGGCTTTAGTTTATTATAATATTGATTTTAGTGCGATTAGTTACTGGCAATCGAGAGATAGAATGACAACTATAAACCGAAAGCAAAGTGATATATTTTGGGTGTTTGCTAAAGATGGGATTGAGTGGCAGATTTATAAGTCAGTAGCTAAAAAAAAGGATTTTGTCCTACAAACATTTAAGAAATGGCAAGTAAACACCAAACCAAAGTCATAAAAGAAATGGAGGCAAAAGGTTACTTTGTGATTAATTTAATTAGGACATCAAAAAACGGAATTCCAGATTTGCTATGTTTGAAAGACGGTGAGGCTATATTTATTGAGTGCAAAGAAAAGACCGACACTTTGAAACCTTTGCAGGAATACCGACTAAAGCAGTTGAATGATTTAGGATTTAAAGCATACGTAAATAAAGCATTATGAGAATTAATTACGGTAATTTCGCCACAATTAAATAAACAGCCAATGGCAAAGCCAACACAACTAGGATTAATCGCAATGAAGTATATTGAGAAGTTTCCTAACAGCAGCAAAAAAACTTTAGCCGAGAAAATGTTTAATGAAAATCCTTTAGTTTTTAATGATGCTGAACACGCTAGAAGTGTTATTAGACACTATACTGGCGCAGGTGGTAATAAAACCCGAAAGGCTACTTCACCCAACTTGGCAATGGAAAGTGATTTTAGCGCACAAAACCCATACGGACTTCCCGAAAGCGAGGAGAAACCAAGTGTGATTTATAAGATGCCAATCGCTAACAACAATATTTTAGTTCTATCTGATGTGCATTTGCCCTACCAAAATAACAAAGCACTAACTCTTGCACTTGACTACGGCAAAAAAGAAAACATCAACACCATTCTTTTACTCGGGGACATAATGGACATGCACAAAGCTAGTTTCCACGAACAAGACCCGAAGAAGCGTGACCTAGCTTATGAGTTTGAATTGTGCCGAACTTTCCTTGATGTGCTACAAAAAGCATTCCCATTAGCTAAAATATTTTTCAAAGAGGGGAATCACGAAATGCGATGGGAGCGATACCTAAGAGTAAAAGCACCAGTGATATTAGACATGCAGGAGTTTAGACTTCAAACTATTCTGCGACTTGGTGAGCGTGGGATTACTTGGATAGCGAACAACCAAGTAATGAAGATTGGCAAACTATACGCCATACATGGCAATGAGTACAAAGGGAGCGGAGGTATTAATGCGGCTCGGACTTTGTGGCTACGTTCGGGAGAAAGCACTATCTGCGGAGATAAGCACAAAACTCAAACTATGCTGAAAACAAACATAAGCGGAAAAGTGCATGGCACTTTTGTGATTGGATGCCTTTGTGAATTGAACCCAGACTACTTGACTTTGAATGAATGGAATTTAGGTTTTGCGGTGATTAAGGTATTAAAGGGTGGAGAGTTTGAAGTGTATAACAAATCTATTATTGACGGTAAAGTTTTGTAATATGGACCAGCTATATCAATGGACTTTTCAAGTTTTAGATTACAAAAACTTTGAAGGCACTAACATTGTGGTGTATGCACCAACCTACAAAGATGCGCTGCGGAAAATACGTGATTTGAAACTGCCACAACTATTGACCTTTGACGAAATAGAAGATGGCGTTAAACTTATACAGGTTTATGAAATGGACTTTATTAGTGGATTAGAAGAAGAAGAAGGAGTAACCGAACCCGAAGAAGAATGACATAATGTGCATTATGCCGCATTTTTGCGGTTAATGAATGATTAAAGTAACAGAAATAAAATTAATTACTATTTTTGACTTATGCCAATCCCTAAACCAAACACCAACGAAAGCAAAGACGATTTCATCCAGCGTTGCATGAGTGATGATGTTATGGTCAGCGAATACAAAGACGAAGCGCAAAGATACCGACTTTGTTTATACAGCCATGCTAATGACTTGAAAGCGCAAAAAGAAATCTTAAACGCTGAAACGTACAATGACTATCCGAAAGCCGCAACCGAGAACGCTAAACGTGCATTGAAGTTTAGGGATGAAAGCGGAAACCCAAAAGGATGCGGAACGCTAGTCGGATGGGCAAGAGCAAACCAGTTAGCAAAACGTGAACCAATTAGCCGAGATACGATAGCACGAATGGCAAGTTTTGCAAGGCACTTGCAATATGAGGATGTGCCTTATGAGGAAGGATGCGGAGGGTTGATGGTAGACGCTTGGGGAGGACGTGTTGGGATTGAATGGGCACAAAGGAAGTTGGAACAGATAGATAAGACTTAATTAATGTTTTATTTTATCTTTGCACTAAAATAGTATAAAATAGTGGACAATGGGATTTGAGAAAGGACATCAAAAAATAGGCGGCAAGGTTAAAGGCACTCCAAATAAATTAACTCGGACGGTGAAAGAAACCGTTTTAGCGGTGTTTGATGATTTACAAGCCGACCCGAAAGCAAACCTATTATCATGGGGAAAAGAGAACCCTACAGAGTTTTACAAGATAGCAGCTAAACTAATCCCAACCGAAGTAAACGCAAATGTTGAGGTTCACAAAAAAGAACTTCCACCGTTTATGAAGTCAAATGAAAGCCAATCCTAACTTTGATTACTTACACGATAAGATTAACGAGCAACGAATAATCCTTTTGCAAGGCGGTACACGTAGCGGAAAGACTTATGCTACTATTTACTTTCTAATTGACTTCTGTTTGCTTTACACTGGAATGGAAATAGACTTAGTTCGTGATACGTTTACAGCACTAAAGGCAACAGCGTGGAAAGACTTTAAAGACGTGCTATTAAGTTTGGATTTATATCATGACAAGTTTCACAATAAGACAGACCACACCTACGAGTTACATGGCAACATAATAAGCTACTACGGTGCAGATACTCCCGACAAAATACACGGACGAAGCCGAGATATACTTTGGATTAACGAGGCGCACCAGTTCCCACAGGAAACGATTGACCAGCTATTCCCACGTACAAGATACAGAATTATTGCCGACTACAATCCTGCACTAGGTTTAGAACATTGGTTAGACCCTTACATCGAGAAGCATCCACCATTGGTGACTACTTATAAAGACAATCCGTTTTTAACTCAGTCACAAATCGAGGACATTGAAAGCAGAAAGTCAAATCAATATTGGTGGACAATTTACGGAAGTGGCGAAAGGGCAAACCGTCAAGGGGCAATCTTCACGAATTGGACGATGGGCGATTTTGATAATTCATTGCCTTACGTTTACGGACAGGATTATGGCTTTAGTGTTGACCCGACAACCTTAGTCAAAGTGGCAGTTGACGAAAAGAAAAAGATTATCTACGCTGATGAAAAGTTTTACTCTACGTTTGGCATGGGTACAAACGAAATATTCGAGGCAAATAAACAAGCCACTAAGCCGAATGAGTTAATCATTGCGGATAGTGCTGAACCTAGATTAATAGACGATTTGAGACGAAAAGGAACGAATATAATACCATGCGAGAAGGGCGCAGGTAGCGTGAGCGCAGGGATAACCAAGATGCAAGACTATCAAATAGTGATAACACCAACATCGCACAATTTGCGAAAAGAATTATCTAACTATATTTGGAACGATAAAAAAGCAGGTATCCCAGTTGATGCGTTTAACCATTGCATTGACCCACTACGATACAGCACAATGTATTTAACCAAGCACAAGACAAGCACAGGAATAAGAAAAAATAGTCTAATATGATACAAGGGAAAATAAACGAGGAAATAATAAACATCCCAACTAACTGGGGTGATGTACCGTTTAAGAAATACATCGAATTTCTAAACCATGAAACAGCACTTGACCAAGCGAGTTGTTTATTGGGTGTACCGACCACAACATTAAACAAGCTAAACAGCGAAGCACTAGGGGCGTTATTTACGGCATTACAATTTATGCACGAGCCTCCAAACGCTTACTTAGAAAAGGACAAACAGATAGACATTGGGCGTGAAAGCTACGGCAAACTAGAGATGGCGAAGTCTTTACTTCTGCAACATGACAAACCGAAGGACGCTTTGATTGGCATTGCAAAAATATACACCGACATTGACTTTAGCGAAGTAGCTACTGATGAGGCGAACCCTATTTGCGCTTTTTTTTTTCTGCACTCAAACAATTCTTTGAGCGTTATAAAAGATTGAACGACTACAAACCAAGCCAAGCGGAGGCGATAGCGAATGTTGATAGGTTCAAAAAGTTCGGAGCGAAAGCGACTATCTTTGCCATGATGGACAGATGGGGCAAGACCATTGAAGAAGTCACAAATATGCAGGCGACTTTGATTTATGACATTCTACTCCATGACTTTGAAAAGTCCATGTACCAAAAAGATTTACAGGCGGCACAACAGCAACAGCAGAAAATGTTTAAAAAATAAACTTTAAAAAAAGTTTGGAAAAAGTTTGGAAGTGTAAAAAATGTTTAGCTATATTTGCATATCATTTAACCAAAACCAACCAACCTATGACAACTACAATCAACAAAACATGGTTTAAAAACCAACTAAAAAAAGGCAATCTATTAGTTAAATGCACTGGCAAATACACTGATGATTACGCATACGACAATGCAACAAATTTTTCGACA